AGCAGCAACAAGTTTCATAAATAAATCAATACGCTGGAGCTTCATCGACTCCAAAAAATAATCCTGCATATTCCCTCCGCACAATGAACAACTGGTTATACGTACAGTATATTATGAGTTTCGAAATGTGAAATGTTTTTTTACCTTCCGTGAGAAATCCTCTGGATTAATCAGATGGTTATCTTTTGTTCCTGGAGTCTGCCGTTTCGGTAAAACAGCCGCATTCGCGCGCCTGAATTTATGCTGCATCCACGGGAAAGCAGGCTAATTTCCTCCTCATGCCCCTCAAAACCACGGGCTTTTAGTTCCAGCTCTAACCGCCGGCGCTCCGGCCCCGTACAGTTATTGACAGAACTCCAAGGGGCGGCGATGCCGCCAGAAGGACCAGCCTCCGCTGACGCGTCGGCTAATTTGGCAACTGCTTCCCACTTCACCAGACGCGTGAATACTTCAGAATCTTGATAGTGAGGCGAGTAGATGCCTTGAACGCGCTGCACGTCCTCCGCGTATTCGTTGCCCATTTCGGTAATCTCGTAGCAAAGGCGGATCACCAAGTCATCACGTGCGACCAGCGGGCCCCCCTGCGCCATGGTGTAAGACGCCCAGCAGCAGGCAACGGAAGCAGACGCCAGTACGGCATCCATCTTCTCGTTTGGTAGGCGCGTATCGCCGAGACGGCGCAACTCGCGCCATACAGTGACCGGCGCGCCGCCAATCTGCTGAAACTGGCGGATGCGCCAGCGAGACGCCCACGCGCAAACGGCTTTCGCCATATCACGCATGTTTGAGCCGGTTTCATCATCCTTTTCGCCGTCCATTGCGAAGCCGTCGATATTTTTGGAGATGTATTTAGCGATGTAACCGGTGGCGCTGCCTTTGGTGGGATCGATAGGCTCAGCGTGAAAGCGCGCTTTGCGCGCCTGCGGCGTGCTCAGTTCGTCGGCGTCTTCTTTGCTGGCATGCTCACGCATGATCTGCTGCACACGCTCGCGATGTTCCGGCAGCATAAACAGCAGCATGTGCCAGTGTGGCGTGCCGTCATGATGAGGCTCAACGACGCGGAAACCGAAAACATGGATTTCCTCGCGTGACAGTGCGGCGCGGATGCGCGCCCAGACGCGGCATAGATAGCGCTGCGTATCGCGCGGGCTTGAGCCGTTCCATTTGGTAATGAAACCGCCTTGGCTATAAACGGAGTGATAACGCGACGGCGCGGTGATCGTATAAAAGTCCCCCACGCAGCCGCTTTCGTTGGCGATGTCTTCAAAGCCACGCATTCTGGTCATCAGCTCGCGGCGGCGCATGGCCGGGTTCGCGGTGCTGCGGTTGACCATTTCATCCATCGCGACACGATCACCTGTTTCTTTGTTCATCAGGTCGTAGCGTTTGAAGAACTCGCGATTGCGTTTCTTCTGCTCGACCCATTCCGCCAGTGTGCCGCGTGAAACGTAAGGCGAAGCAGATTTTTGCACCTGCCCAACGGCGATTGCCATGTGCTCGCGCTGGAGATCGCGCATCTGCTTTAGACGGCCGCGCCACCACTCTGACGCCATCATGCGTAACAAACCGGATTGCGCCTTGCGCAGACTCAGCTCACCTTTGCAGGCTTTGAACTCCGCCCAATATGGCGGCTGCGTGCCGGTCAATGCGGCCAGCTCAGCAACGTAGCGATAAGCAATGCAGGTTATGGTCTGCTCATCTGATTCCTGCGGCATTGAAGTTTTATCGACAAACTCAGCCAGGCTGAGCGAAAGATAGGATGCAACTTTATAAGCCAGATCCCGCACGTCCTGCCGGTCAAGCGTAGGCAGACGATCAAGCTGCTTTATGAACGGCAGTTCATGTTGAGCGGCTTCATCAAGACGATAGCGACTCCGAACCAGCTGCAGGCGTGGCAATACGTTCTGGCCGATAGTCTGGCGCAGAAACGCATTGGCCCGACGGCGGCCATTATTTGCTGAGAGGATTTTGCTATAGCGATCGGCAAAGTAACCGGCCAGATAATCCGGCATGTTTTGCAGATACTGGCTGCGCCAATTGTGGTCATCTGGATTCACATTCCAGAGACGGCGCTCAGAAAGGGACATATCCGCCGGAGCGGACATGCCAAAGACTTCACGCCGCTGCTGATTTACGGTGTGATATTCACCAGTCAGGAGATCAGTAAGGCTTTCAGACATGCGCGGCCTGAAGTTCAGCCAGCTCTTGCACTGCAGCATCGACCAACTCAGCAATGCGGCGAGTTTCCGCCACAAAGGCCGCAGCTGTTTTCATCTGGCCGTGCAAAACATGGCGACCAATGACATCAGCAGCCAAATCGCGCATGAGGAGCACTGCCGACTCATATACGGCCATGGTTTGCGGCACGCGCTGACGGACACCATCAACCTCAAGCCAGCTGAATTTCTCCAGCACCAACTGTTGCGGCTTGCCCGGCTCACTGGATTTCAACGCGCGCACTGCATAGCGATCATCAACCGGGACTCTCAAAGCGCGCCCCCTTTGTAATGCACGCTTTTCAGTTCGCTAATCTCTTTGCAGGTAACGCACAGCTCGACACCCGGCAACGCTCGGCGACGCGCTTCTGGAATAGCTGCATCGCATGACAGGCAGAAAAACTCACTTGCACCTGCAGGACGGTGAATAGCCGTTGCCAGATTGCGCGCCAGTTCTTCCTGAACGCGCTGCTGAACCAGATCCATTGAGTCGGCCATTAGTGCAGCTCCTGTGCTTGGTGCTGAATTTTTAAGGACTCCTCGCGCAGCAATTCAGCTGCTTCCACATGATTCAGTTCACCGCTATTAATTTTCCAAGCAAGAACGTTCAACCTTGAAGCCATTAACTCCGCCCTGTTACGACGCTCATCCATGCGCACGTCACGAAGCATTGCATCGAGAGGCTGCTCAAAGGATTTGTTAACTTCTTTGTTTTTTTTCAGTTCCATATACTTTCCTTATTGAAGGCAAAAGAATGCCCGGCGGGTTTACGCCATTAATTTTTCGGATTAATTAATTTGGAAGCGTTAGCTTCTTGGGAAATAAACTCACGACTGCGCGAAAGTGATTCATTGCACCTATCAGCGCGGTAATTTCGTCACTCGTCAATTCACTGTATTCAACGTTGTGACGTTCTTTATTGATGTTTGCCAGAAAGAAAATGGCGCTCATCGCCCGGTTATTTTGTTCGTACTGTGGATCACGAGTATTACGCATATCACTAATGAACCGCTTTAGCTCATTACCGCAATCGCCGTACATCATGGTGCGAAGTGCGGCAATATGATTAAGCGCGCTAACTCGCTGCCCCGCGCTCATTTGAACAGTGATGCTCTCAGCTTTGTAAGCCATGTCGTTTTTTTCCTGTTGCCAGTTAAACCTGCCAGCAATTCGGCTTGAGAGTTTGCCGGGTGCCAGCGCCTGCCTTTGTCATTCATGATCCAGCCGTGACCAAAGTGTGGAAGCTGCTGGCTTGGAGACTGGCGTTTCAAAAACCTCACAAAAACCTGCATAATTGTTCCCCTCTGCATGGAACGTAACGAGGACGCAATGCTTAACGAAAAAGAGATAGAACGCTTTGAACTCCTTGAGGAGGAAATTCACAAGCTACGAACTGAAACCAAAATCCAAAACTTAGTTATTTCGGGACTTCTTAATTGCCTCTTCAGTGATAATTCTAAAGACCACTCTCTTTTCTATTCTGCTATTCGTGAAGAACTACAAAAGCTTCCGCACGGTTCAGATATGCACCACGAATGTGTAAAAGGTGTTGAACGTTGGGTTGGAAAATACAACAGCTAACATTCAATAAGAGGTGATATTTTATTGCGTATCACTTCTTTTACTTTTTCACCGCGAAATCTTGTTCCATCATTCAATGTGAAGAAGTAACTCCCATCACATGTTATTGAAGGAAAACATATTGCAACGTCAGAGCTTTTCACTTCAGCCTGCCGCCCCTTCAGAATGAACTGGTAAGTAAGTTCTCTAGCCATAAACACCTCACCCAATACCTATGGATGCGCTAATTCCACTGAGTACATCAGCAGTACCTGTAAGAGCTGGATTCGATTGAACTCGAGTCTGAACAGCTATCGCAGCTAAAGTCAGGCAGCGAATGCCGGCATTAACGTTCTGCACAAATCCACGCCGACAGGCCGAGGTAAATTTCTTCTGACTCACAACGCCCGCGGCTAACTGCCCGACTTCGGCGGTAGCTTTGAGGACATAAGCCGGTAAGTTCTCCTGAGCGATTTCGTTTACCGGCACGCATGGCAGGCATTGCAGTTGAGCCAATGCGCCATCAACCAGCGTTGAGTCTTCCGTCAGGTCGGTCAGGATCAGCATTTCACGAACGGTAAGCTGATGGACCTGATCCGGGTTTAGCTTGTTACGGATGGTTTGCGGATTAAGCCCCGCCTTTTTAGCCAGCTGGATGATGTTGTGCTTTGCGGAAAACGCGCGGCACGCTTCATCAAAATGGCTTTGTGTGGAGACACTGAAATCAAACATGCTTAATACCTCACGTTATCCCAATATGGATGCATCAAGCCTGCATTGTGATTTCATAACCGGCTGCTGCTTCGATAATTAGGGCAAGCATGTTGATTTCAATGAGGTCGTTAACCCCACCCTTATTCCTGATAGGTAAGCGGTTTTCGCGATACATCTGGCGTACAGTGCCCTTCTTGTAACCCGTGCGGCGACAGAACTCTTCGACAGTAATGTACGGTTCCGAAATCACGAGATTGATTGATGGGCGCATTGAAAGTTTACGGGTCATGATGCACTATCCTCTGTTGAGTTATAGCCAACTCTATTCATCACTATTAAACACGTCTTGATACGACGAGTGAATATTAGGATCACAAATTGGAAAGGTCAACGAAAGATTTTACGAGTCGTAAAGCTCCAACTTTACCAGAGGGTGGTAAAGATCCCATTGAGCGCATCGTTCAGGCATACGGTTTTGCATCTCGACAGGCGCTGTGTCGGCACTTAGATGTGTCTCAAAGCACCATGGCTAACCGCATAATGCGTGGGAACTTTCCTGCTGATTGGGTTCTGATTTGCTCGATGGAAACCGGCACTTCCCTTGAGTGGCTGACATATGGACGCGGCGATTCGAACATCACAAATCAAGAACAGCCATCAACTAAAATCGAACTTAAAAAAATCACAAATGGGAATTTCTCATCATCTGATTGGGTTGAATATGACGCTCAGCTCTTACCAAGTGATGTTAAAGCCCCACTGTTAGTACATTTCGAGAAACAGAATTACTTGGTTGATATGACCGCCGCAGAGATCACTGACGGGCTGTGGCTCATCGAGATTGATAAGCTCATTAGCGTTAAAGAACTGTACCGTTTTCCCGGCGGGCGCATCCGCGTTGAGAATGGAAAAGCTTCATTTGAATGCAAGGCAGACGACATCAAGGTCTTGGGCAAAGTCGTTGCCCGCACTGAGTTCCTTTAAAGGCGAAGCATGGCGATAAACAAATTACCCAACGGGAAATGGCAGGCACAGGTTTTCCCAAACGGCCGTGACGGCAAAAGGATTCGCCGCCAGTTTGCGACGAAAGGCGAAGCACAATCCTATGAGAAGTTCGTAAAAGAACAGGCTCAAGATAAGCCCTGGTTGGGAGAGAAAGCAGATAAGCGGCGGGTAATTGAGCTGGTTGAATTGTGGTTCAACACGCATGGCATTACGTTGGCGGATGGTGAGAAGCGGCGAACCACAATGGCGTTCGCCTGCGAAGCGATGGGAAACCCACTCGCAACCGAGTTTAACGCGAAAATTTTTGCGTCTTATCGCGAGCAGCGGTTAAGCGGAAAGATCACCCGCTCCACTCGAGTGAAGACAGTTACGCCTCGAACGGTCAATTTAGAACTGGCGTATTTTAGGGCGATGTTTAACGAGCTACGCCGGTTAGATGAATGGACCGCACCGAACCCGTTAGAAAACGTGCGAGAGTTTAAAATCAGTGAATCGGAGATGGCGTATCTCACCATCGAAGAAATCAGAACCCTTCTCGCCGAATGTGAGAACAGCCGATCCAAAGACCTGACTACCATTGTGAAAATTTGCCTGGCAACTGGCGCACGATGGAGTGAGGCCGAAAGCTTGAAGGGAAACCAAATCCGTGCCGGTCAGATCATCTACGTGAAAACTAAGGGCAAGAAAAACCGAGCGGTGCCAATAACTGAAAAATTACAGGCTGATCTGCCATCCAGCAGGAAAGCACATGCACTCTTTAAACCTTGTTACTCAGCATTTAGGAAGGCCATGCAACGCGCTGGCATCGAGACACCTGCTGGCCAGCTGACGCATGTTCTACGACACACTTTTGCTTCTCACTTCATGATGAATGGTGGCAATATATTGGTGCTTCAGCGAATATTAGGACACACAGATATTAAGGTGACGATGCGTTACGCACATTTTGCGCCAGATCATTTATCTGAAGCGATGTTACTTAATCCTTTAAATCGAATGGAGTCATGATGCGATTGGTAATCTTAAACATACGTCTTGCCTTAGAATTCACTTTCTTTTAATTGCTTTCAAAAGGCCAAACTAATTTAAATGAGATAGTGATGATGAGCACAAGAAAGCCATCTATTGATATCAGTAACAAGTTCTCGCCTTTATTAACCTTAGTTAATAAAATTATTATCAAATGGTTTACTTTCCTCTTAAAAAAAACTAAAAGCATCCAGAAAAAATCAAATATATCATTTAAGAAAAATACCTCGGACAAGGTGATAATTATGAATAACGAACGATACCCTTCAGATTTACCTATTTCTGTAGACGACTTCAATTCATCTGGCTGGAAGGATTCATTAGCCAACGTCACAAACGAAGGTTACTCGGCTATGTGGCAGGCACTGTCCAATGCTGCTCGTGTTGCTCTCGAACAGAAACATCCTGAACATAGTAAGGTTTTGTGGTTATTAGCAGATGCTTGCTCAATGATGCTTTCGCCATTAAGCCCAAATGAACCCTTCAAACCCTTTGCAGTGTTTGCTGATAGAAGGTCTATCATTCCTGATGACATGTCTAACTCAGACATACTATTTTTGTCAGAAATAGTTGATGAAGTGGATAACGTATGGTTGAAGGCACGACTATGTGATTTGGTATGGTTAAAGAGTAAACCGCGTAATATTAAATTCGCTCTAGATGCTATCGATGCTTATCGCCAACTTCCTCTTGATACTGATACATGGATCCATGGGGGGCGAGACTGTTGGCCTCGAGCCATTAATTTAGCTCGAATGCTTAAAGGGGGTGCTAAAGAAAAAATGCAACAGATTGAAAATACGATCATTAGTGCATTTCAGAAAACCTCTCAGCAAGACGGGTATCTTGGGCTTTGGTTGGCGGACCTTCTCAAATCTAATCGCTTGGGATGGTCACATCAAACTGCTATATCTGCGAAACTTGAAAAGTTGGCTCGCGATTTTGATGGCGAAGGTGATTTACACAGGGCGAGAGACTATTTTGCTAGGTCTGCCGAGTGGTATAAATTGATACCTGATGAAGTTAAAGCTGCAGAAATGACAGTATTAGTCGCAGAAGGTTGGGTGAAAGAAGCAATAGCGAGATCTGCTTCAGAAAACTCAAGCCACATGGTAGCAGCTAACTTTTATGAAAATGCTATTCAGACATTTAGGACGGTTCCACGATCAGAACGATCTACATATCAGGTAGATAAGCGTATATCCGAATTGCGAGCTCACCTGAATGATTCAGGAGAAAGAGCGATTGGAGAAATGGGAATAATTCAAGGCCCTGCAATTGATATCACTAAGTTTGTAGAACAGACTAGAACGTTGGTTTCCGGTAAATCTGCGCAAGAAGCGCTACTCGCTTTTGTGGAACTGCATCGTGGAGTTAAAGAAAAAGAATTGCGGGAAAGTGCCATAGATAAAATGCGTAAACATCCCCTGCAATCATTATTTGCTGTAACTATGATGAGCCGTGATGGCAGGGTTATTGCAAAGCGCCCTGCAATGAGCTTAGGTGCAAATTTGACTGATGATGACGAAATTGCCATTAAAGCCGAGATGATTCGTGACTATGGCTATCTTGTTGGTATTGTCGTGCAAGCGAACATTTGGCCCGCGTTGGAAGTACTTCTCGCTGAGCACCGGTTGCGTGAAGCCGACTTCATTGAATTAGCACGTCAATCGCCTTTTATTCCCAAAGAACGAGAAAATCTTTTTGGGAAAGCTCTTTTTGCAGGTTATGAGCGAGATTTCGTTACTGCAATACATTTGTTGATTCCTCAGATAGAGCACCTAGTGCGCGTACATCTTAAGCAAGCTGGAGCAAAAACTTCAAACCTTGATAAAGATGGAATTGAGAATGAAAACGGAATGAGTACATTGATGGACTTACCAGAAGCTGAACAGATTTTTGGTAAAGATCTTGCCTTCGAATTCGATTCTCTCTTCTGCAATCCATTCGGTCCAAATTTACGCAATGAATTAGCTCATGGACTGTTAGATGAGGATGGTTGCAATTCTCCATCAGCTATTTACGCTTGGTGGTTAATACTAAGATTGACTATCGTTGCTTGGTGGAATTCTATAAATCCAGTACCTGAAGGTGAGGACAACAATGATTAGTCAATTAGGATAATCATTGCTAACGCGTTATCTGGAATAAAATTAGAGTAACTTTTTAATTCCAGTGAATGGGAAATTTATGACGATTCCTGCTTTCTGATTTAGTTACTGATGATCAAAGCTAAAGCTTAGTATTATTGGCAGCAAAGTGGCAGCAGAGCGCAACGCTATGTGCCACTTTTCATCACTATTCGGCCTAAAGAAAACATAAAAATCAGTAAGTTACTGATTTAACTCGCTTCAAATTGGGACTCATAATCGCTTGGTCGCTGGTTCAAACCCAGCAGGGGCCACCAAATTTAGCGATGAAAATCATGCAGTTAAGCCACCTT